TTCCTTCAAAGTATTCAGTTTTTCAGCATATGATACTGCATCATCGAATTCAACACCTTCAGCAAGTTTTTCAAGTTTTGCTTTTTGAGTTTCTTTCAAGTCTTCAGTTACTTCTCTGAAAATCTTTTCAGCAGTAACAGTTGCTAGTTGGCCTTTCGCTTCGACATTTTTATTTGTCTCTGCATCTAGACTTTCCTTAAGAGATGCAATCTCTTTAGCCTGCTCGTCAACTACATTGTACTTCTCATTGGGAATTTCAATGTAATTTTCTGCAAACAACTTCTGCATTCCACTAACAAAACCTTCTAAGATTTCGTTTTTCAATCCGTGTTCTACGGACTGCTCGTTCTTCTCTAGCCACTCAGTAACCATATAGTCTAGATAACCATCGAGTTTCTCAGTAATATCTGTCAACATTGACGCAGTTTGCTCGGCTAATTGGGCTTCCATCTTATCTTCGATAAGACTAAGGTTTTCCTTAACTTTCGCTTGTACGGCAGTTTCAAATACTAGAGTAGTGCGAGACTTGAAATCTTCAGTAAGGTCTTGACCGTCAAACAATGCGTTAACATCTTCGGTAACATCTACTTCAACTTCAAATGCTTCGTTCTTTTTCTTGGCGCCTTTAGTTTCTTCTACTTCGTCATCTTCGTCTTCGTCCGCCTCATCACCATCGTCTTCGTCTTCGTCATCGTCTTCGAGGACTTCAACTTCGCCACTTCCTTCTACTTTTTTCTTCTTCTTTGTCAAAGGTGTGGTCTTAGGTGCTTCTGCTTCTTCAAGAGAATCAGCCTTAGAAATTTCAGAATCTTCAGCAACCATTTCCAGGTCCCCTTTTTCTAAAAGTTCATCAGCCTCTGACACTGTAATAGAAGTATCGGACTCAGCATTTTCGCCTTTCCAGACTTTATTGCTTTCATCCAAAACCAACATTTCGCCAGTTTCTGTTTTTAACTTCATCAGGGTTCTCCTAATCCAATTGATAAATTTTAACTAGTTTCTAATCTAATTACTATTATTTATAAAACTAATTACTTTAACATCATAGAAATCACTACGATTTGCTACAACTTGCTTATGAAATCCTCGAAAACAGTCGCTTCTAACGATGTTAATCGCTTTCCGCTCGCATTTTTTACGATTCCGTGGTATTCTGCAATCTGCCGCTCGGCGATTACACCATTGTTCCAGACCCATTCTTTACCTTCCATAATGCCATTTACAAAGGCATCTGGAGCAGATGGGTCAGCGACAATATCTGCGGCCGTAGCAAGGTAAAAATCACCTTGTACTTCCTGAATTCCTTTCTTATTTGCTTTCAAAGTACCCATTCCTCGTGAACTAACACCAAGTTGGGCTCCTTCCCTCGTGAACTAACACCAAGTTGGGCTCCTTCGTTAATAAGATTTTTGACAATATTACCGTGTGGAGTGTCTGTAACCTTCGCTTTACCGATATAGTTACTGCCCTCTTGCTTGAGAGATGTAATCATATGGGAAACTCGGTCTAGATTAATGGTAGGTCCCTCAGGATGTCCCAGTTCTCCAAATGCACGTTTCTTGTCAATATATGCTTCTGTGTATCTTTTTACTTCTTTTTCCATAATAGCACCGGGATACAAACGTCCGTTTCTATTTTTTAAATCTGCCTGTAGAAATACACCTTCAATATAGAGGTCCTTGCCCTTACCCTCAGTAATATACTTTACGTGTTCTGTTATTTCTGATATCAGTCTCATTGCTATCCCCCTACTTTTTAGTGAATTTCGACTTCACTTTGCCACCAAAAACTTTATTAGCATTCTTGATTTTGGTTTTATTCTTACGCATCCACTTTTTACGCAGTTTGATACGCTTTACCTTATTGCCGCCTTTTTTGCGTTCTATCTTTGCCTTAATTTTTGCTGCCCGATTTTGAAATTTTTGTCTATCTTTGTTCTTTTGAGTTGCTCGGCGTTGCATTGTATTACGTGCCTTGTATTCTACCAACTCTTCTTCTGTAAGTTCTTCTGTAATTTTCTTCTTGGTGAAGTATGCAATAACCTCACTAGGTTTATCAAAACTCTTTTGACCTTTTTCGCCTTTGATATTCATAAACCAAGCATCAGCACCAGAATCAAAATCGCCAGTAGAAATTACTTTACCTTTGTATTTAACATACGAAATATTTTTGCTAGTGTCTTTACCAAATTCATAATCGCCTTTCTTAGACATTGGCTTCATTGCTTCTTCAAGGTCTTCAGATGGGCCATATCCTTTAGGAGTAACATCTTTCCAGTTTAACTTCGCTTTGCCCTTTGCAATTCTATCTGCGGCATCTTTTTTCAAGTTGCCATCTTTATCAAAGAACTTTGCAAGATGTGGTGGTAACTTTGTCTTCTTTGCTTCTGGAATATCAGAATTGTCGGCATCAGGAATCTCACAACTGCAAGGGTCATCGCCACATACATCACATTCTTCTTCACTCAAATCTGCAAGAAATTTATCGGCTTCAAAAATTCCAGAAGAATCAAAATTCCTCTCAATTAATTCACCAATTTGCCACACTGCCCATCCATTAACAGCCTCTGCTTCTAGTTCGGCTCGTTCTGAAATGCTCAATGCTTTCCAATTATCTTCAGTCCACTCGACAACAACAACGTCCTCATCATTTTCGCCAAGCACTTCTACAGCCATCCCTTCGGATATCTGCTTTGTGTAATCTTTAAATTTGATAAGGCTCATTTGTTATATTTCTCCTTTATACGTCTTCTAAAGTGTCATCAATATAATCTTTGTCAAAAAGGGGCTCTCCTTTTCGGTATGGAGTATCCGACATCCAAGCCCTAATGTTCTTTTCATCACCTGTAACTTTTGCTTGATAAGAACCGTGGTCGTAGACCGACTTTGAAATTTTTACTTTATGTTTCTTCATCAATTTTTCGTGTACCTTTGGGTCTTCACGGTCAATATTATAATCTACTTGTACAGTTACTTTGCCTTCGTCAAGAAAGTTCGCGGCTCTAGAAGCAAGGGATTCTTTCTTAACCTTTTTCTTTTTGTTATCAGTCGGGTTGTCATCATCCGTAAAGGGTTTTGCTTTCTTGTTACCGAAATTGGCGATGTTTTCATCTTGTTCTTTGTCATCGTCATCTTCGTCTTCATCATCGTCTTTCTTTTTGCCTTTTTTAGCATCTATGGCTTTCTGAAGAGCGGGAGGAAGTGTACCTTCATCTTTGGTGTCTTCGTCTTCATCTTCATCATCGTCTTTTTTGCCCTTTTTGGCATCGACTGCTTTCTGAAGTGCAGGAGGAAGTTTACCTTCGTGTACGTGTTTCTCATCGCCATTTACGTGCGAATGAGTTGTGCCGTCATCGTGCGTATGTTCTACGCTGGATGGGCTAGGGGCCTCACCAGGTTCGTTAGAACTTTCATTAACTGAATTCTTCGAGAACATAGTTTTTGAAAGAACAGATTTCATTGCCGCAATTTTGCTAGACAAACGGGACTCAATTTCAGTCGTTAGAACGGCTTTAAATTCAGTTGCCTTTTTGTCCTTTGCAAGTTGCACTAAGTTTTGTAAATTTTCATTCATTGTTCATTTCTCCTAATATGTGTCATCAGATTCGCCATCTTCGTCTTTGCCGACGGCGGCTTTCTCGTCAGCCATCTGTTTATTTAATAATTCGATATCATCGTCAGTGTGCATTAATACATTTTTCCTTACCCAATCAATTGAATAATAACGACCAATCATATCTCCACTGCTTATAGTGTCAATCATCTCGATTCGGTCTTTCATTATCTCAAGTTTCTTGAGTTCAGAAAAGTAACCATCATCTTCAAAAATGAAAGTTATATTTTCTTGATATACGTTCCACTCACCCTTGTCAATAATTCCTTTAGCAAGAAGTTGTGTTCTTAGTAGAGAGAATAGTAAATCTGAGAAACTTTTTCTTAGTTTCGTAACATATTTAGTAAACTTAATTTCATCTCTTGTAATTTCACCAGTACGTGACATACTCCAACTAGCATCTGATTCCATTCTAGAAGCAGGTACGTGTAAGGCTTGAAATACTTTCTTCTGGAAATATACTACATCATCCATATCACCTAGATTTTGACCTCCAGGTAACGTCTGTACTTCAGTGCCTCGACCACCCTCTTTACGAGGTAGCCAAAAATCTTCCATCATAGACATTGTATCTTTGCCGTCTGCTACAGTACCAGAAGAAGCATCATAAACCATTTTATTCTTAAACTTGTTCATAATGTTTCGTAGATATTGTTCTGCTTTAGTCTTAGGCAGGTTACCAACGTCTATATAGAACACCCTTCGTTCTGGTGCTCTTGTAATTCTGTAAATAACCATTGCATCTTCTAACATACGCAATTGGTTAATTGGCTTCATTGCTTTATGTAGATAGGAAAGAATTACTTCTTTATCACTATCAAACAATCCAGAATCAGCCGTTGCGACTGCCTCTACAGCAACTTTAAGAGTTTGCGACATTCCTCGTGTTTCTTTAGAATACAACCAATACTCATCAACACCAGTAACAACTTCTACGCCATTCTTATCTTTTTCTTTAATTACTTCTTTAATTTTCTTGATGTTGGTTGCATCAATATATCTTAATTCTTTGATACCCTTTTTGATATTATCATTATCAAAAATGATATGATAATGTATAGAACCATCCGTGTACCATCTCCTGAATATGTCGGGTCCAGCCTGATTAAATTCTAATTTCTTAGAAATAACCTGAAACTCGTCACTAATCATTTCCTTGATATTCTTAGGCACATCAACTGCATCTAATTTATCAAGATAGATTGATACTGGGTCCTTATATGGGTCCAGTACGATTGCCTCATTGACAATATCATCAATAGCCGATTCGGCTTCAGGATGTCGAGCAATTGCCCTATATTTGCCAATCAGTTCTTGTTGTGTTTGAAAAGCAGTGTCGAAATTGACGGCGAAGGCATTTACTCCTCCACCGTCAATAACGGTTGACCCATCATCCATATCAGGTGCGACAAAGGACTTAGTGCCTTTCTCTACCGTGGCTGAGCCAATTCTCTTCTCTATTTTATAACCAAATAGTTCCATATCACGTTTCTTTGTTATCTGTTAAGTAAGCATTCATAACTATATTTATACTCACTTAACAGGGTTACTATTCAAACGATTACGGTGTCAAAGTAGTGACTGAGGTTCCAGTACCACCATCATCCCAAGAAATTGCGAATGTCACAGTATATTCTTGAATTGAATCAGGTGTATCCCAAGAAAGGTCAATACTACCGATAGAAGAAGGCCATCCATAAAGAATAACTTTCGCTCCAGCGGCTGCTGATATTTCACCATCTCGACCATAAGGCTGAACTTCCATAGCCTTGTGACTTGAACCCGCAGGTACAAGAGAACCGAAATTAGTGAATCCTGACAAATCTTTCTGCCAGTCCATCAACTGCTTCCTGAGTACATAAGCCTCATCGTTCATTATTGTTACTGACCAATCAGCGAAAGTTCTGTCTCCAGGAACCTTCAATTTACGATTTTGATATGGTACTTCTATCATACCAAGCGTAGATTCGGGCAGTGTTGCTGTTTTAATCAGCATTGGACTCTCGCTCATACCTGAAATGGTAACCGTGAAAAGGTTATTACGGGCATAATCTCCGTCAAATTGTGCTGAAAAGTTCTCTATATTAAAAGCCATAATCAGTCTCCTTATACTTGGCCAATCACTTCAGCAAAATCAACACCGGTTTTCGTAGCAACGAAATTCAGAGTGATAAAGTTGATTGATTTGGAGGGTTTAATAAACATACTAGCCACGAACTGATTAGCATCGATGATTTCGCCTGTATTGTTCTCTGCATCACATTGAACATAGAAATCATACATACCTTGTCGTGCCTGAATTCCTGCGAGATATGGGTTAACCATATTCCTGAAATTCGTCCTAGTGAATTCATTNTTGAATTCAAACAAGAAGTATTTAGCGGAGATTGAGATTGCTTTCTCAAGTATGATAAACAACCTACGTACATTGATTCTATCGAATGCAGAAGGTTTAGTTAGCAACGTGCGGTCTCCCCAAAGAACTGTTCCTTGACCAGGAAAAGATACAATTGGATTGATACCGTTTGGAAGCATATACAACTGGTCTCGATGTGCTAAAGATGGTTGATAAGCAAGTTTTACAACTCCCTTAATCTGACCACGATTTAGTCCACCTGGACTCCACCACGCATCACGAACTGAATCAGTATGACCACAAAGTCCACCAATATCACCACTGAATCCAATCCAGCGATAAGTATCAGAATAAACGTCATAAACGTACTTGTAGTTACCGTCAAGAGTTCCGTATGAAGATGCAGAGTTAAAGGAAACATCCTTTCTCCAAGCAATTACATTATTAACAGAGTTTGTGGCTCCGCCAACATTAACAACTTCTTCTTTTGGAGGTGATATAATTGCAATACAATCTTTACGATATTCTGCAACGGATTCAATCATATACTTAGATACGATGGCAACCTGTGCTGAGTTCTCGTTAGAAAGTCCACCAGCGATTAGTAGGCTAACATTGATTTCATCTGCATTTTGGAACTTGTCCCAACCTTGCATATACTCGTTAGCGCCAACTGTCCCGGCTGATACTGCAACGACCCACGCATTACCATTGCCTTCGCAAGTTGCTTGGTCATCTGCACTCATATCATCACAATGAGCAGGAACTCCAGCCGATACTGCGATTCCGCCACTGAACGTGACTGATACAGGACCAGGAGTAGTATCAACGTGGTCACTTACAACCCAAATTAGTTTAGACTGCTTGTTTACTTTATCTTCTGCCCAGATGTTTCCACCGTCAGCATTTTTAGTGCCTTGAAGCACTCCCACTAGATAGCGTTCTACTATTTCTTCGTTAACAATTACAGCAATTGCTAATTCGTTATTAGAGGCATCAGGTGCGACATCAAAAGCGCCTGAGTATTGCCAAGCATCCCAAGTAGCATCACCAGAGTGAGTTTCTACAGAAATTCCATTTCCGTAAGTACCAGGATATCGAGCATAAAAGCCTTCTGTCAAAGTACCTGAATCGAGTTGCGTGTCAAAATCTTCTGCACCGGTAATCTGAGTAACATTGCCATTAGGAGCGGCGTTCATTGCTCCAGAGTCAACAACTCGTACTACTTGAAGACTATTCGTGTACTTCAAGAAAGCGGCAGAAGAAAGAAACGCAGGGTATGTATCGTTAGTTGGTTGCCCAAAAACTGCTACAAGGTCGGCTTCTGAGGTGCACAAGTATGGCTCGAAAGCCGGCCCCCAAGTAAAACGACCTACGGTAGCACCTAGAGAGGTAGCAACTGCGGGTATAGACGTGGACAAATCGATTTCTTTTGTCTGTACGCCTGGGCTTAATTGAAATCCCATCGTTTTTCTCCTATATTAAAAGTAATATTTTATATCTATGACTAAGGTTCCCCACACGTTGTACCGTTATTCAGTTATCTTGCGATTCATCCGTGGAAGTCTCTACATCATTACACATATTTATAAAATATCAGTCTTTAGAAGCCTCTACTATCAC